CCTAAAAGTGTGAAAAATGCCTAAAATGAAAATTTCATCAACTGTTGGTTGGATTAGGAGGTGATTTTTATGGCAAGACCAGCAAAAGCAATTGATACTAACTCAATGAAGATGAGTAAAAAAGAAAGAAAAGATAGAGAAGAAAATGAAAAAAAGTTAAGAGGAGATAATAACAAAATAAAACCATTTTCATATCTTACAAAAAGACAAAAAGCAATCTTTAAAGATATTCTGAATAATCTTAATAAAGACATTTTAAGTAATTTAGATACTTACTTATTAAATCAAACTGCTATTACTATTGAGAGATTGGAAAGTATAGAAAAGGCTATCAATGAAGCAAGTAAGGTAACAGATGATGATGGTAAAGTAAAGGATAAATTAGATGCCAAGACAATTATTAATTTAAAATCAGTTAGAGATATGTATTCTAAAGACTTTTTTAGATGTTGTAATGAATTGTCATTATCACCTCAAGCAAGAGCAAAGATATCTATTAATACAACACCACAAAAGAAAAAAACATTAATGGATATTTTAAATGAAGATGATGATGACAATGAAGAATAATATTATTGAGAGTCATCCAAGTTATATTTATGCCAAAAAGATAGTTGATGGAACAATCAAACCACCACCATTGTTTTATGAATTAAATGGTGAGAAAAAGTTCATACCTCCAAAGTATGTAAAAAAACAATGTAAGATATTTTTGGATATAGCAGATAATAAAACAAGTAAATACATCATTGATACCAATAGAATAAAAAAGATTGATAAGATATGTAAGATATTAGTTATGGCTAAAGGTATTAAGACAGGACATAAAATATATAATGCATTATCAGGTTATCAATGGTTAATTATTGTTGCGAGTCTATGTACTGTCTATAGAGATAACAAAAGAAAAAGAAGATACGAAACAATCATATTAGAGATATGTAGAAAAAATGGTAAAACATTTATAGTTGCTCTTATTATTCTATTGTTATTTTATCTAGAGCCAAAATATTCTAGATTTTTCTCTGTAGCACCTGATGGAGCACTAGCAAAAGAAATAAAACAAGCCCTAGAACCATTAATAAAGGCAAATGCTAATATTTTTGAAGAGGGTGAGTTTAAAATATTAAGAGATTGCATCAGACATACTGCAACAGATACAGTATATACACCTTTAAATTATTCAAAAGACAGGATGGATGGTAAAGAGCCATCTGTTTTTGTTGCAGATGAAGTTGGAGCATTACCAAGTGCATATCCTATTGAAGCCATGAGGTCAGGACAATTATTAGTAATAAATAAATTAGGTTTTATTATTTCAACTAAATATCCAACAACTGATAATCCTATGGAAGATGAAACAGGATATGCTAAAAAAGTTTTAGATGGTATTATTGATGATGAAAAAGTATTTGCATTATTATATGAACCAAATGAAACTAAAAATTGGACATCAGATGATAATATTATATTGCAATCTAACCCTCTTGCATTAGAGATAGAAGCAGTATATAAAGATTTACTTGATAAAAGAAGAAAAGCAATTGAGATTGAAAGTAAAAGAGAAAACTTTTTAACAAAACATTGTAATATTATTTATCAAGGAGCAGGTACAGAGAGTTTTGTTGATGTAACAGAAGTTCAAAAATGCAAAGTTGAAAAAATTGATTGGACAGGTAAAGAGGTATATATTGGTGTTGACTTATCAATGTCAAATGATAACTGTGCAGTAGCAATGACAAGTAATGATGATGATAAGATATTGGCAGAAGCAATATCATTTATACCGGAGGGAAGAATTGAAGAAAAAAATCAATTTGAAAAAGTTAATTATTATGAGTTTATTAATGCAATGAAATGTATTGCATGTGGTGATAGAACTGTTGATTATAAAGTTATAGAGGATTTTGTCTTTGCAATAGAAAGTAAATATGATGTAGTTGTAATGGCAATAGGATATGATAGATATAATGCATTATCATCTGCTCAAAAATGGGATGAAAAATACAATACAGTTCAAATAAGACAACACTCTGATACTTTGCATCCACCTACTAAATTACTTTATGAGAAGATTATGGATGGAAAGTTTGAATATGAAGAAAATAAACTATTAGAGATAAACTTTCAAAATGCTAGATGTGTATATGATACTAATATGAACAGATATGTTAATAAAAAGAAATCAAATGGAAAAATAGATATGGTTGTAGCACTTATTAATAGTATTTATCTATTACAACAAGAAGTATTTCTTGAAAATGGAAACTTTTTTGTTCAAGTTGCTTAACTTTCACATTTTTCACATTTGTATTATGCTATAATGTATGTATGAGATAATCAAAACAGATAGGAATATCTGTTTTTCTTTGCATGAAAAGAGGTGAAAAAATGGCATTTATTGATTTATTTATTAAAAGAGAAGCAAGAGAAGAAACTAAAGAAGTTGAAGTAACAGATGAACAAGTAAAAGAAGAAAATAATCCTCAAGATTTGTTATTAAAATCTCTATTAAGAGGTGAAGAAATTACAAAACAAAATGCTTTATCTGTACCTGCAGTATCTAGTGCAGTAGATATGTTATCTAGTCTTGTTGCTCCATTACCTGTAAAACTATATAAAAAGTCAAAAGGTGAAGATGGCAAAACAAAAATAGAAGAAGTAGAAGATGATATCAGATTAAATCTTTTAAATCAGGACACAGGTGATTTATTAGACCCATTTCAATTAAAAAAAGCAATTGTATATGACTATTTAGTTAACAAGGGTGCTTATGTTTATATTGATAGAGTTAAAAATGATTGTAGGTCATTAAGATATATTGAACCTGATTATGTATCACCTCAAACTAATTATGACCCTATTTTTAAAGATGCTAAATATTTAGTTAATGGAAAAGAGTATGAAGTTTACAATTTTCTTACTATTTTAAGAAATACTAAAGATGGAGTCAAAGGTGTTAGTGCAGTAGAGGAAATATCAAAATCAATTGAAACTGCTTTTACTACAATTTTATATGAATTAGGAATTGTAAAAAAAGGTGGAGCAAAAAAAGGATTTCTTACTGCTACACGAAAGTTAGGTAAAGATGAAATAAAATTATTAAAAGAAGCATGGAATAGATACTATGGTGGAAACAATGAAGAAAATGTAATTGTTTTAAATGATGGTATAGAATTTAAAGAGGGAGCAAACTCTTCTGTTGAATTGCAGATTAATGATAGAAAGAAAACTTTGAAAGATGATATTAAGGAAGTATTTCATATATTTGATGATTATAATACCACTATTAAAGTTGGAGTTATGCCTATTATAAGTGCAATGGAACATGCATATAATAAAAATCTTTTATTAGAGTCTGAAAAAGGGCTCTTTTATTTTGCAGTTGATACTAAACAAATAATTAGAGGCAATCTAAAAGAAAGATTTGAAGCATATAAAATTGCATCTGATACAGGATGGTTGACTAAAAATGAAATTAGAAATCAAGAAGATTATGACTCTATTGAGGGATTAGATGTTGTAAGTATGAACCTTGCAAATGTTTTATATGATATTAATTCAAAAAAATATTATACACCTAACACCGGTTCAGTAATGAATATGGAAAATGGAAACAATGGAGGAGGTGATAATGATGAAAATCCAAGTTAGAAATGATATGGTAGTTATAGATGGTTATGTTAATGCAGTAGATAGATTTTCTAAAGTCTTATATGATAAAAAAGGACAATTTATTGAAAAAATATTACCATCTGTTTTTAGGAGGGCACTTGAGAAAAATCCATCTGTTAAAGTTCTTTTAGACCATGATTATGATAAAGAATTGGCAAATACCAAAGATGATACTGCAAAACTTTATGAAGATAACATAGGTTTAAGAGCCACAGTTGAGATAACAGACCCTGATGTTATAGAAAAAGCCAAAAAGAAAAAATTAAGAGGATGGTCTTTTGGATTTATTTGTAATAAGGATGAAGAAGTTATCAACAAAGATGGAATACGAGAAAGAAGTGTAAGAGATATTGATTTATTTGAAGTATCAATTATTGATGATAAAAAAATACCTGCTTACATTGGAACAAGTATTGAAATGAGAGATGAACAACCAACAGTAGTTGAATATAGAAGTGAAGAGTTTGAAGATGACTCTTTTTCTTATGATGAAGAAAGTCAAGAAAAGACTCCAAACTTTAATGAAATGACAGCCTCTCAAAAGAGAGAAGTGTTAAATAGTGCTTATAGTCAACTATTTAAAGATGGTTGGTTGGAGGACTATGATGATGGTTTTGTTTATGGAACAATCCAAAGTGATAGTCAATTGTATAAGATGCCTTATTCAATAACTGATGGAACAGTATCAATTGATAGTAATAATCAAGTGAAAGTTGTTCGTGGAGGTTATAAAGAAATAAGAGCAGATGAGGAAGTGCCTGAACAACCACAAAATGTGGATGTTGGAAAAATAGATTACTCAAAGTATGAAAATATTCTAAAGGAAATTAAGGAGGGATAATATGAATATTAAGAAACTTAATGAGGATAAGAATACAAAGGTTGCAGAAATGGAAACTTTGTTAAATGGAGTAAAGGCAGAAGAAAGAGCCTTTACAGAAGATGAACAAAAACAATTTGATGAATTAAAGAGTCAGATTGAAGCAATCAACAAAACTCTTGAAGCATTTGAAGCAAGTAGAGAATTAGTTGATGATGCAGAAAAAGAAGAGGAAAAACAAAAGGAGGAAGAAAAAATGTCAGAAGAAGAAAGAGCATTAGAATTAGAACAAAGAGATATTGAAAACTTTGCTAAATACATAAGAAATGAAGTTTTAACTGAAAATAGAGCAGGTGGCTCATCATTTTCACAAGGAAATAATGGAGTAATTGTACCAACAACAATTGCAAATAAAATTATAACTACTGCATTTAATATGAGTCCAATTTTGGAAAAAGCAACTAAATATAACACTAAAGGTAAATTAGAAATACCTGTTTATGGTAAAGATGATAATGATGATATTACTGTTGCTTATGGACAAGATTTTACTGAATTAGTAGAAAAAGCAGGTAAGTTTACTTCTGTTACATTAGAAGATTATTTAATTGGAGCATTAGCAAAGATTGGTAATTCATTAGTAAATAATACTGATATTGATTTAGTAAATGTTGTTATTAATATTATTGCAGAATATGTAAAACTATTCCTTGAGGGAGAAGCATTAAATGGTACTGAAAACAAAATTGCAGGATGTAGTGAAATCCCTGCAACTCAAACAGTTGAAACTGCAGTAGCAGGAGTTATTTCTTATGATGATTTAGTAAAAGTTAAAAATAAAGTTATTCAATCATTTAGAAAAGGTTCTATTTGGGTTATGAACCAAGATACTCAAACAGTGGTTGAAACAATGAAAGATGGTAATGAAAGACCTATGTTCTTACCAGACCCAACAGGTGAGTTTGATGGTATGGTATTAGGATATCCTGTATATGTATCTGATAATATGGAAGGTATTGCAGGTGGTAAATCACCAATCATCTTTGGTAACTTTAGTGGATTAGCATTAAAAACTACTAAAGAATTAGAAATCCAAGTTTTAAGAGAAAAATATGCTACTCAACATGCTACAGGTGTAGTTGCATGGTTAGAGTGTGATATTAAAATTGAACATCTTCAAAAATTATCTAAATTAACTATTAAATCTGCTTAATAAGAGGTAAATAATGTATCTAGTATTAAAAGGATTTGCAAATAATGAAATATCTGCAGTTAAGGGCAAGGTAATCAAAAATATTGATAAAAAATTAGCCTCTGCCCTTATTGAAGCAGGTTATATCACTCCATATTCTAAACAAGATATGTCTAATAAAGAAAAGGATGATGAAATTAAAAATCTTAATTCTCAATTAGTAGAAAAAGATGCAGAAATCCAAACTTTAAAAGATAAAGTTGAAGAATTGGAGAAAACTATTGAAGAATTAACTGCACCATCAGTAAATGATGATAATGCAGATAATAACGAAGATAATGGAGATAATTTAGATAATAATACAGACTCTAAACCAATAGAAGATGGAGAAAATGGTGAAGAGTCAAAAAATAATCCTGATGAAAAAGATGATGATAAATCATCTAAAAGTAAGAAAGAGTAAGTAATTCAATTGTTCAGGCAAACTCCCAAGGATAGGAGGAATAGTTATGATTACTAAAGTTAGTGAAATAACAGTAGATGAGATTAAAACTTATTTACGAATATCTGAAATATCAGAGAAAGATGAAAAATATCTTGAAACAATAAAAAAAATTATAATTGACTATATCAAAAACAATACAGGTCTAACAGATGATGACATAGATAAATATTCTGATTTGGTTGCAGTATTTTATGTACTATGCCAAGATTTATATGATACTAGGTCATATTATGTTGATAATAATAATGTTAATGTTATGGTTCAATCTATATTGGATATGCACTCAAGGAACTTATTATGATGAATACTGTTAAAAATGCAGGTAAATATAATAAACTTATTGAAATATGTAGTATTGTGGATGTTATAGATGATGCAGGTTTTTCTAAACCTACTGAAACAGTAATATTAAAGACTTATGCACAGGTAAAAACTACTAAAGGTTTTACTTTAATTCAAAACAATTCAGATTTTGAAAAAGCATATACAAACTTTACTATTAGATATCCTGCAAAAACTACTATAACTAGAGATATGTTTATTAAATATAATAATAAGACATACACTATTGAATATTTAAATAATATTGATGAAAACTCTGTTGAGTTGGAAATACAAGCGAAAGTGGTTGTTAAGTAATGGCACGATTTAGTATTGAATTACCAAACGATTTAATAAAAGAGTTTGAAAAATTATCAGTTGAAACTCCTGAAATGATGGGAGAAATGACAAAAGCAGGTGCAGAAGTTGTTGAAAAAAATGTCATCAACAATATGTCTAGGTCATTTAAATCAACTGATAGGCTAAAAAAGTGTTTATTTGTTTCAAAAACATATCGTACTCCATCAGATGATAGCATTAATAATAAAGTAATGATATCAGGTTATTTGGATGCAGAAAAAAAGCATCCTGCACCATTGGTTGCAATGGCAAGAGAGTATGGAACGAGCAGAGGAGAGGCTAAAAAGCCTTTTTTTAGGAAATCTTTTAGAAAACAAGAGATTGAAAGTGCTATGAAACGAATTGAAGAAAAATATTTACCAAAGGAGTAGTTATGAATACAGAAATAGAGAGCATCTTTAAAGACTTTGAAGTTGATAGTGTTAAAATACCTATTGCATTTATTAAATATAGAGGTAAAGAAAAAACATACATTACTTATCATGAAATAGACCATATTCCTGAATTAGAAGCAGATGACAAACTTTTATATAGTTCATCTGTTTTTGATTTTGATGTATATACTGATGGTAATTATTTAAATATTGTTTCAAAAATTAAAGAAAAAATGTCGGAAAATGATTTTGTTTGGATTGAGGATAGTCCTGATATGTTTGAAGAAGATACAAGACTATATCATAAAACAATTACATTTGCCAAGGAGAGGAGTGTGTTATAGATGGCACAAATAGGATTAAGACATTTTAAATATTCACCAATTGGTGCAAATGGTAAATATACAGGTGTTAACGAGATGGTAGGTGCAATTAAGGCAACACCATCATTAAATGTTGCAGAAGCAGATTTATATGCAGATGATACTGTTGTAGAAAGTGCATCAGAAGTAACTAAAGGTACTTTATCTTTAACAGTTGCAGATGATGATGATACAATCTTTGCACCATTATTAGGACATACTACTACAGAAAATGGTGAAGTTCTAAAATCATCAGATGATGTTGCACCTTATGTAGGCTTTGGTAGAGTTTTAGTTAAAATGGTTAATGGTGTAAAAAAATATAAGGCAGAGTTCTTTTTAAAAGTAAAATTCAAACCTTTTGCTAACGATAGTGAAACTAAAGGCGAGAGTATTGCTTTTCAAACACCAACAGTTGAGGGAAACATTTATGTTGTTGATACAACAGTTGATGGTGCAACAAAACCATTATATGAAAGACACAAAACATTTGATACTGATGCAGAAGCACAAGCCTATTTAGATAATTTAATGAGTGCAGAATAAGTGCATCATAATAAATGGGTTAGTACATTATGTATTAACCCATCTTTTTTATTTTAAGGAGGTAAAGAAAGATGAAAACAAACTTAATTTATTTAGATGAGGAAACAAAAAAGTTCCCTATTATTTTTACATTAAATGTAATGGAAACAATTCAAAATGAATATGGCTCTATGGATGAGTGGAAAGAGCATATCTTTACAAAAGATAAAGATGTAGAACCAAATGTCAAAGATTTATTATTTGGATTAACAGAAATGGTTAATGAGGGAATTGAAATCTTTAATGATGAAAATCCTGATGCAGAAAAGTTACAACTTGTTAATACAAAACAAGTAGGTAGAATTGTTACTAAAATTGGATTAGAAAAATCTATTAGTAAATTAGGTGAGAGCATTATAGATGCCAATCAAACAGATAATTCAAAAAACGAATAATCCACGAGGAAGATGAAGTAATAATTGATTTCTCGTGGTTATTATTTGTAGGTCATACTCTATTAGGTTTTACTGCAAAAGAAGTAAAACACATGACACTTGGTAAGTTGATGAAATTATATAATCATTATCAAAATTATTATGATTTTACTTTATCAAAGAGAACCTATAGAGAATTAGAAGAGAAAATAATGGAAAGTGAAGAGTGGACTCCTGATGATTAGGTGTCCTTTTTTACTGATAAGAGAGGAGGTATGTTATGAGTTCATTTGGTGGTACTGTCAAACTTTCAGGAGAAACTGAATATAGAAAAGCATTAAGTGAAATTGTTTCTAATTTAAAAGTTATGTCTAGTGAGATGCAGATAGTAACTGCAACTTATGGGAGAAATGATAAATCTGTACAAGGACTAGCAGAAAGAAATCAAGTTTTAAATAAACAGATTGAAGCACAAAAGGAAAAAGTAGAAGTTTTGACAAAGGCTTTAGAAGAGTCTAAAGCAGAAACAGGAGAAAGTTCTGCTACTACTCAAAAATGGCAAACTGAATTAAATAAAGCAACTGCTCAATTAGTTTCTATGGAAAAAGAAGTAAAAGACAACGAAGAAACAATGAAAAAATCAAGTGAAGCCACAGAAGATAATGCAGATGAAGTTAAAGAATTAGGTAATGAGTCTGATAAAGCAGGTAAAAAGGTTTTATCTCTAGGAGATATAATTAAGGCTAATTTAATAAGTGATGCTATTAAAAAAGGTATATCTGAACTTGTTGATGGTATGAAGAAACTAGGCTCTATGTTCATAGATGTTGGGAAACAAGCATTAGAAAGTTATGCAGATTATGAACAATTAGTAGGTGGGGTAGAAACATTATTTAAAGATAGTGCAGGTATAGTACAAAATTATGCTAATAATGCTTATAAAACTGCAGGTTTATCTGCAAACCAATATATGGAAACAGTAACATCATTTAGTGCCTCTTTATTACAAAGTTTAAATGGAGATACTGCTAAATCTGCAGAGATAGCAGATATGGCAATAACAGATATGGCAGATAATGCTAATAAAATGGGTACTTCAATGGAAAGTATTCAAAATGCTTATCAAGGCTTTGCTAAACAAAATTATACAATGTTAGATAACTTGAAATTAGGTTATGGTGGAACTAAAACTGAAATGGAAAGACTTTTAGCAGATGCAGAAAAAATAACAGGAATTAAATATGACATTAAAAATCTTAATGATGTATATTCTGCTATTCATGTTATACAAGGTGAACTTGGAATAACAGGAACAACTGCAAAAGAAGCAAGTTCAACAATTCAAGGTTCAGTTGCTTCATTAAAATCTGCATGGAGTAATATGCTAGTTGGTATTGCAGATGACAATGCTAATTTTGAGGGATTAGTTGATAATCTAGTTGAAAGTTTAATAACTGCTTTAGATAACATTATACCTAGAATTGAAGTAATAATAGGTGGTATTGGTGATATGATAGTTGCCTTTGCAGATGAAATACTACCTAAATTATTAGAAATAGGTATGAATACTATAGATAATTTAGTTCAAGGTATGTCATCAAATATGCCTAGAGTTCTTGAAAGTGTTAATAATATAATATCTAGTTTAATAAGTGGATTAACAACTATTTTGCCACAGATTGCAAATGTAGCAACACAGGTTATTATGCAATTAGTAACAACATTAGTTCAAAATCTACCTCAAATAATAGAGTGTGGTATTCAAGTATTATTATCATTAATAGATGGATTAGTACAAACTATTCCTGATTTAATACCTGTAATTGTAGATGCAGTAATAACAATTGTTGAAACATTAATAGACCATCTAGATGAAATAATAGATGCAGGTATTCAAATAATATTTGCATTGATAGATGGAATTATTGAGGCTTTACCTAAACTAATAGATAAAATGCCTGAAATAATTGATAAATTAATTACTGCAATAACAAATAATCTACCTAAAATAATCCAAATGGGAATTACTTTAATTATTAAATTAGCAGAGGGATTAATAAAAGCAATACCTCAATTAGTTTCTAAAATACCTCAAATAATAACTGCTTTAGTCAAAGGACTAGCAAATGGTGTTACTCAAATGGCATCAGTAGGTCTTGATATGATTAAAGGGTTATGGAATGGTATTAGTAATTCATTGAATTGGATTAAAGACAAAATAAAAGGTTGGGTAGGTAATGTATTTAAGTTTATCAAAAAATTATTTGGAATTAACTCACCATCAACCTTATTCAGAGATGAAATAGGTGTAAACCTTGCAAAAGGTATTGGTGTAGGTTTTTCAGATGAAATGGATGATGTAAATAAAGAAATAGCAAATGCAATCCCAACAGATTATGATGTAGGAGTCAATACTACATTACATAATGATATTACAAGTTCATTTAACAATGGTGTACTATCTCAAAGTGAGTCTATTGCAGAAGCAGTAAGAGATGCTTTAACAGGTATGTATGTAAAATTAGATGGTGATAAGGTAGGAGAAATAGTTGTAAACAAAGTAGAGGATGTGATTTATACATGAGTAAGAATTATTTAATTTTTAAAGGTATTAATAGTAATACATTTGATAATTTGGTTATAAGTGAATTATCTCCTATCTCATCCCCTGAAATAAGAGTAGATATTACTGAAATAGATGGTGCAGATGGTGATATTGTAGATGAATTAGGTTATAGAGCATATAATAAATCTATCAAAATAGGATTAAAAAACTCTAATAATATAGATAAAATAATAAAATATTTTAGTGGTTCAGGAGATTTAGTTTTATCAAATGAACCTGATAAAGTATATAAAGCACAAATATACAGTAAAGTTGATTATGAAAGACTTTTGACATTTAGAACTGCTAAAGTAACATTTCATGTTCAACCATTTAAATATGCTTTAAATGAACCTCCATTTGTGTTTAATATAACAAATGAAACAGAGGTTAAAGTAACAAATGTAGGTCTTGAGAAATCAAAACCTATTATTACTTTATATGGTGATGGTGAGGTAACATTAACTATAAATGGTTATGATGTTTTTACAGTTAATATTGATGATGAGTTTGTTGTAATTGACTCTATGCAATTAGAAGCATACAAAGGATTAATATTAAAAAACAGAAAAATGTCAGGCAATTTTCCTATTTTAGATGTAGGAGTCAATACTATCAGTTGGACAGGTAATTTAACTAAATTAATAGTAGAGCCAAAAAGTAGGTGGTTATAATGATTAGTGTATATCCATCTACAGAAAAAGATTTTAATGATAATGGTCTAAAAATATTAAAACCATTAAAAGCATTAATTAGAAAAGAAGATAATGGAGATTATTATTTAGATATTAAGGATAAAATTGATTTTATTGATTATTATCAAGCAGATATGATTATAAGGGTATCAACACCATGGGGATATCAACCATTTAGGTTGACTAATCCAAATGTAGAAAATGATATTATAACTTGTAAAGCATATCATGTGTATTTTGATAGTAAAAATTATATTATTAGAGATAGTTATGTTGTAGATAAGAATTGTAATGATGCTTTAGACCATCTTAATATGGCTACAGATAATCCATCTCCATTTACAACTATTTCTGATGTAACTAGAGTTAATTCTTTTAGATGTATAAGACACTCTTTAGAAGAAGCCTTTGCAACAGTAGTTGAAAGGTGGGGAGGACACCTTGTTAGAGATGGCTTTAATGTGGCTATAAGAGATGAAATAGGTGAAGATAGAGGAATTGTATTATCTTATGAAAAAAACATCAAAAAAATGGTAAAAAAAGAGATTTGGGATAATGTTTTAACTAAAATATTACCTGTTGGTAAAGATGGTATTATGTTACCTGAAACTTATATAGAACTTGATACACAATTATATGATACTCCAAAATCAAAAGTTATATCTTTTGACCAAAGTAATATAGTTGAAGATGATTATACTATTGATGGAGAATTAGATGAAAATGCTTATAATCAAGCATTAATAAATGATTTAAGAAACAAGGCTCAAGAATACTTAAATGTAAATAAAGTACCTAGAGTTAATTATTCTGTTGATGCTTATATAAAAAATGTATCAGATGTAGGAGATATTATATATGTTAATCATCCCAAATGTAAAATCAATTTAACTACAAATGTAATTGCTATAGAATATGATGCAATTGCAAATAAATATACAAAGATAGAGTTTGGTAATTTTAAAAGTAAATTAAAAAACTTAATTCAAACAGTAACATCATCAATTACAAATGAAGTAAAGAAAGAAAACAATGAAATTATTGCTAAATTAGAGTCTGAATTAACAGAAGCCACAGAAAAAATAAGACAATCAATGGGAGAGTCTTATTGTATTTATGATGGAGATAAAATACTTGTAGTTGATGCTTTACCAAAAGAAACTGCAAGAAAATGTATCATGATTAGCAATGGTGGAATAGGTTTTAGTCAAACAGGTATTAATGGTACATTTAATTCTGCATGGACTATTGATGGAACTTTAGACATGCAACAGATTAATGTTATTAATTTAGTTGCAGATATGATTAAAGGTGGAACATTAAAATTAGGTTCTAACTTAAATGAGTCTGGAACAATGGAATTATATGATGAAACAAATAGGTTAATTTGTCTTTTAGATAAGACAGGATTAACTTTTTTTAATAATGATAATTCATATATTAAGATTAATCCGGAAGTAGGTTTTGCAGGTTATGATGTAAACAATGTTAAAACATATTGGG